GTTGACACGTCAAGAATAAAATGATAGTAACGGGTAATGACGCCTGGAAACCAGGCATGCGAAGGAGAAAGAATGACAGATAAAAAGACTAAATTATTAGAAGAATATATGAGCAAATGTCCTTTTATAGAAAAATTTTCTATTGAGAAGTTAGATAAAGAGGGGGCAACAATTAGTATTGCATTTGATGATGAGCATTTAGAGTGGGAAACTATTGAGAAAGAGGAATCAAAATTATGGACACCATGGACAAAATAAGTAAGCCAGATTATTATGATTTGAGTAAACCAAAAGCAGTAGAGGAGTTGCGGTTACGCAAATGTTTTCGCTGCGGTAAGGAAAAAAAGATGGGTAAGTTTGAAAGATATTGTAGTGTAGCTTGTAGAACTTATGCAACAAAATATGACCAAGGGTCGTTCAAGATAAGGTGGTAGTATGTTTATTGTGTATTGGCAGTTTATTCTTGTTCTGATAGTTCTTGTTGTTCTGATAAGTCTTCAATAACTTCTATCTCACCGTTTACAATATTGTGATCGCGTATTTCTTTTAATTTTGCTTCGAGTTCTGGTCTTGACATATTATCTAAAGACGCGGTTACAACCTCTTTACGATCTACATAAAACCCTGCAAGTTGACCGCGACGATATTCAGCTTGGACAGCTGGTCCTACTTGACCATTGGTAACGGCAATATCTCTTAATCTAGCGAGTTCGCGAGAGTGCTTAACAAAATCTATTTTACTTGCTTCAGCATATTCTCGTTGTAGGTTTTCAATCGCCTCTACAACTTTAGGAAAGTATTTTGGATTACGAAGATTACAAGCCTGTGATACAGCAGACTTTTCAGAATACCCAGCTTGTTTTGCACATTCTGTGGCTGTCAATCTCCCATTTTCTTTTACAAATATCTCAACAAATGCTCTTTGTTTAGGACTCAAACTATCGTTCTTTATCTTAGGCATATTTTATTTTAATACACTTTTTCATTTTTGTATAGATTATTATTATTATAATATATTATATATATTTTTTATTTTATATTGAGAAATCACATCTGTGAGGTTACGTCTGGTTACGTCTGGTTACGTGGGGGTTGTAACCCTATTAAGTTATGTTTTTCAATAAGTTAAGTGCAAGGTTACGTGGTTACGTCAGTTTTGTAAAAAATTAAAAAAACTTTTTTAAATTCTGTGTAAAAATATTATACAAAAACTATTGACTAATATAATAATGGGATTATATAGGACAATGCATGGGCGACGGAGTTATTCGGATAAGTCCTATGCAAATAGTGGGCTAAAACTCATTAACCGAGATAAAAATAAAACCTACTGTGGAAAGCCTTGTTATAGAGTGAGCTACCATAATGGCTTGGGTAGTGCCAATGCAAGTATGCGAAGTGAAAACTTTAAAACTACCCAAATTGAAAGGAAGAACTATGAGTAGCATTGTATATAAATCTGGCAGTTATGTTTCTGTGCCAATGTCAGAAAACTTATTTTGGAATAGAGTTGGGTGGCTTCGTCATGCTATGCTCACGGCGGAAAATTTTGAATTTAGATTATTATACTTTCATAAGCTACAAGATTTAATGAAGTTTGTTCCATAATGTTCTTGACAACTTATTATTCCCATGCTAATGGGATAATATAATTTTTAACAGAAAGGAAAAATTATGAACAAAGATGATATAAGACTAAATAAATCTAAACGTGACGCAATTAAGTTAGCTTGGCGAGATGTTGTTTTAAAACAAACACCAACTGCTAAAGATGAAGATTTGCGTAATGCTTGTGATAACTTTAGAAACCTAGAAAAGTCAACGTGGGATTCTGTAATCAAACCAACTGTTGAAAGGTTTTATCCTCAATCAGATATGAAGATACTTAAAAAGTATTCTAGGGCTAGTGGTTGTGGTACTTTTGCCGAGTGGGATAATTGCTTCTACTTTAAACCAACTTTTGAAGATAGGAGTGAGGTACAGTTTAGGTGGAGTTATAATGGTCAAGATATGACAGCATTATACTATGATGATATTATGAATCTTGGTGGTAATCCTAACTGCGAAATAGAATATGAAGATAGAGAGCCAAGTCCTAAATTTTATGAGCAAAGGGAAAGGCTACAAAAAATTTTAAGAGATGATTTAAAAGTGCCTCGTTATAATAATTACACTACTGATAGATATACTAGCCATGACATTGAAGATAGTAATGTTGATCGCATGGACGGATTTGCTATGTTAGTTCCAAGTACAGGGGGTTGCCATAGTAGAGTAATGATGATCGATAGTGAGAGTGATTGGCAACTTTTACGAACATACAATAAATCAAGATCAGTTATGATAAATGCTCAACGCGACGTTTTCAAAGAAAAGAATACTTTGATAAATGATATGAACATGGTCATAGATCAATCCAAGTTTTTGAGTGAGGTAAAACCTTATTGGGAAGATATTGAATTGTGTGTAAACTTTGACGATCAGAATATTGGTACTGCTATCTCAATCGTTTCAGAAGAAACTAAAGATAGATTAAAAGAAAGTGCCAAACTACGACAAGCACATAGAGAAATGTTGGCGGTGGTAAAAACACCAGCAAAAGAACTTGTAAGTTAAATCATCTTGACACTATCCTACATTTGTGGGATAGTGTTTTTTATTTAAGAAAGGATAATTTATGAAAAAACAAATACCTCTTTGTCAGAATTGTGGTTGCAAGATTTATTCAAGTTATGGAGTTCGTGGTTATTTAGGAACATCATCTTATCAGTATGATAGTGAGTTTTTTAATTCAATAGAGGAACGTGATAATTTCTCACCGCCAGAAAATGCTATTGATATTGATAGGCAAGATCATCATGTTGGTGGCGGTTGGGTTAGTTGGAAAATACCACAAGAAAGTCGCGATGGGCTTTTTCACAATCGTTATTGCTTCGAGGAGTGGCATTTAAAACACCGCGACGAAATTGAATCCTTAATAAAAAATTTAGGAGAGTGGAAATCGCCTTGACAATAAAAATGTCCTATGGTAATGGGATAAAAAACAGAAAGGAAAAACTATGTCAACACGCAGTTATATAGGAATTGAATTACCAGATAAAAAAATAAAATCTATTTATGTTCACAGTGATGGATATATTTCTGGCGTCGGAAAAACTTTAGTAGATAATTATAATACTTTTGCTACCGCCATAAAATTATTTGACTTTGGCGATTGTTCTAGTCTTGGCGATACTCTTGAAGATTGTTCTTTTTATTCTCGCGATTGGAATAGAGAAGAAGAAAACAATCAAGCAACAACTTATAATAATGAATATCTTTTTTGGAATAGTTTCAAAGGGGATATTTTTATTGAGTATGTTTATTTGTTTAAAAATAACGAGTGGACAGTTTCGGAAATGTCTAGTCATGATAATTTTGACCGCGAGAAATATATTGAAGATCATTACGTTCTTCATACAAAGCCGATTAATGTAAAAGATCATAAAGACTTTACTAGGCAGATTGAGGGCTGGACAGAAAAAGATATGCTTTCAAATCTTAGCGAAATGTTACAAGAAACTTTTGGTGGCGAGAATATTTCTGTGCAAGGTCAAAAACCAGCAAAAAAAGAAAATCTAAATTGACCACAAAGCCAGAAACAAACTTTGGGCGTGAGATAATGAAAAATTTATCTCACGTTTTTTGGACAAGAATAGAGAATCGTCATGGTGGGGGAATACCAGATTTATACGGAATAAAGAGTTGGAAAAAGTCAGCTTGGCTAGAATTAAAGTGTATTAAACAAAATTCGATAAACCTCTCGCCATTACAAATTTCATGGAATTATAAGCATTTTCGACAAGGCTTTAATAATTATTATATTGTCCGCAATACGAGATCAAAGGTTACTAAAATATATCACGGCGACAAAGGGCGAGAACTAGCGGAAAAAGGTTTTTCTTTACCGCCAGAATATGAGTTTGATCCGCCGATTGATTGGTGGCTGTTCGACTACGTCATCTTCTGACGGTCAAAGTTTCGCGTTTCCAAAAGTTATGGGCATGGTTTCGCGATCCGCTGACCGCGTACCTTTCTTCGCGGTCAGCAAATAAAAACATTTGACAAAATGTTTTTTATCCTATAATTATAGGACAGGGTTGGTCCTAGGACAAAAGGTTAACACCGCCAACCCTACTAAAGAAAGGAAAAATTATTATGAAACTTTTAACAAAAGAAATAGAAGATCGCTTCAAAAAAATTGGCTCACAAGAAAACGTTGACGATCCAGAAATCGTAGTAAAATTTTTTGATCCAACGAGCAGTTGGAAATGGTACGCGACCGAGTACGATCCAAAAAATAAGATTTTCTTCGGATTAGTTCACGGTCATGAAAAAGAGTGGGGATCTTTTAGCTTAGAAGAATTAGAATCAGTTAAAGGTCTGTTCGGTTTAGGCATTGAAAGAGATTTACACTTTGGATATCAAAAAGTTTCCGCGGTCAAATAAATGCTAATGTAATGATTGTTCCGCCGACCGTGGACCAAGCCCCCAAAATCAGTTGGGGGCTTTTTTATTTCGCGGTCAAGTTATCCCAAATTATTATTACTTATCCCATTGACAATTCTTCAGCCACTGCTATAATCGATTGAAATTTTCGATTTCATCGTCAATCGATTATAGCAGTGCGTATTATTTTACCACCATTAAAATAACTGTTGCATTGTCCCAGAAAATCCTATATAAAATCCTCAGCATGGCAGAAAGTAGAATTAATTATGTCACATGAAGTTGAAACTATGGCTTGGGCTAATGAAGTGCCTTGGCATCGTTTGGGTTATCAAATCGGAGATGACGCGACACCCGAACAAATTTTACGTGTTGCCGATCTTGACTGGAATGTCAATATGAAACCTGTACAATGGACAAATGCTGTTGGAGAATCTCAAGAGAGTGAAAAGTATTTCTCACTTGTTAGAGAATCTCACACTAGGCAAGATGGAACAATAGTTCCAGAACAAATCCTGTCTAGCGGTCTTACCGATCAATATAAACCCATACAAAATATGCGTATGGCAAAATTCTTTAATGAATATATTGATAATGGTGTTGCGACTATGGAAACAGCAATGTCTTTATTTGGCGGTCGTATTGTTATTCTTGTTGCTAAAACTAATGAAAATTTTGAACTTGCTGGCGGTGATAAAATAGAGCAATACTTATATTGTGCTAGTTATCACACAGGACGCGATCAAGTGAAAGTGCGTTCATCATCTACTAGAGTTGTATGTAATAATACTTTTAGTGCATCTCTAAGAGAAAACGCGGCGGTTCAAGGTTTAATTAGTCATAGGTATGATTTTACTACATCTATTGAAAAACAAGTGAAAGAGGATCTTGGAATCTCAGTAGAACAAATGAAATCATTTAAAGAGAAAACTGAATTCTTAGCTAGTAAGAAATTAAAAGAGAATGATTTACTCAATTATCTTTTAGTTGTTTATCAACCAGAATTATTGAAAGAAAAGAATTTCAATGTCTCTAAATTGATGAGCGATGGTTACGAGTTCAAACCTAATATGAATGTTAATAGGTCTTATGGTGCGTTCCATGATACATTTGAACAAAATGGTAAGACTTATAAACTTGAAAATACAGGTAATGATTTAAAATCATGTTTTGATGATACATGGTGGAAAGCGTTTAATTCTGTTACATACAATGAAGATCATCTTCGCGGTGGTAATACTAGAGATGAACACAGAACAAAACGCGCGTTACTTGAAAACAATTCTATAAAAACTAAAGCGCTTGATGTCGCTTTAGAATTAGCCGCTTAATATAATACCCTTGCTGTTGCCATGCTGAGCAAGGGTATTTTTACATATCAGAAACTAAACTAGGGTATATAATCGAGAGCCGAGCGAAGCGAGAAATTTGTCTCTCGATTATATACCCGCCTGTCGTTTTGTCAATGGGAAATATCCTATTTACATGGGATAACTTTTATTATATTATCATCATATGAAAAACTTATTATTTAAATTATTATGGGGGTCATGGCTTTATATTCATGATGATATTTATAGTTATCGCACAAACTATTGGCACCCTGCATTTAAAAAGGCAAGACAAAAAAAATATGATTGGGTTACACCATGTGACTCTGGAGATAAAGATGCTTGCGAATATCATACATGGAACAATAGAAGATTAGATTACGCGATTAGACGTAAACTAGGTTGGTCATGTAAACGAAATCCTTTTACTCAAAAGTATAGTAGACGTTGGCAAAATATGTGCGAAACATACGAACAATTTATTCGTTGGTTAGAATATAAATTAAATTATTGATAGTCGGTACTATAATCGATTGACGATGAAATCGATAATTTCAATCGATTATAGTACCGCATTGCACTTTTGTCAATGGGATTTTATGAGATATTTATCTTGCATTGTGGATAACTTTTTGATATTATGACGGTCAGAAAGTAGAGGTGATATAAATGAATAAACCACATTATGTAGTTGAACAACAATCAGATAACGATATAGAATTTAGTCTAAAAGTTATTGCTAGATTTGATTATCAAGAGGACGCAGATAGATTAGTCGAAGCAAAACAAATTGCTCATGACCTAGAAAAAAAAGCGTCTACAAATACTACCAAGTATAACTATTTCTCTCTTTGGCGTGATGAGCCAATACACTTGAGAAAATAATTCGCGTCCTTGCGAATTGCTAGGGGCCTTTGCCCCTAGCACATACTGACACAAAACTGACACACCCTACCACCCCCACCCCCTAAATAATATAATTAGCTACAGCTGTAACGTGCGCTGCGCGATGTTTGTCAGATACACCCACCCCTAAATCTGTACAAACGAATATATTGATTGTCCCATAAAAATATTATATAAAATTTTTCAAAATGGTTATTCAGACTGAGATACAGTTACAAGAACAGTTAATACTAGAACATTTGAAAAAACTAAATTCTGCTGAGAAAAGCTTCATACCTTTTGTTCGACATGTATGGCCAGATTTTATATCCGGATATCATCACAGAAAAATTGCAAAAAAATTTGAGGACATACGAGATGGTAAAATTAAGAGGTTAATTGTAAATATGCCACCTAGGCACACTAAATCAGAGTTTGCATCATTCTTGTTTCCTTCGTGGTTAGTGGGCAATAATCCTAAATTAAAGATTATACAAACTACACACAATACAGAACTTGCCGTTAGATTCGGTAGAAAGATGAAGAATCTTATTGACAGTGATATTTATAAACAAGTATTCAATGAGGTGGCCATATCCGCCGACAGTAAAGCAGCAGGAAGATGGGAAACAAATAAAGGTGGCGAGTACTTTGCGGCGGGTGTTGGCTCAAGTATCACGGGCCGTGGAGCAGACTTATTGATTATTGATGATCCGCACTCGGAACAAGAT